GCTTCGTAAGCGTTTCACTCATTTTCGACCTCCAAGCAAATCTCCCTAAGTTTGTCTCCTTTCTGCTTACGTGCGGCGGCCCATGCGGCGCCCCATGCGGCGTCCTCTGCGGCCCCTTCGGCGGCCCGTGCGGCGTCCTCTGCGGCCCATGCGGCGGCCCATGCGGCGGCCCATGCGGCGGCCCCTGCGGCCCCCGCGGCCCCTTCGGCGGCCCCTGCGGCGTCCTTTGCGGCCCATGCGGCGGCCCATGCGGCCCCTTCAGCGCCCCATGCGGCGTCCTCTGCGGCCCATGCGGCGGCCCATGCGGCCGACAGTTCGGCGTCGCTTGCCTCCCCGTTCGCGTACCGTTCCGCAACATCTAATGCCGTCAAGCTGCGCTGGTCTCGCATTAGATGCTGCACTTGCCGAGCACACCATATTGCGTACAGTCTGATCTCGCGGTCGCGGCCCTCAACGGCCCGCAGGCACCAAAGCGCGTCGTTTAGCCCATTGCTGTCTAGGATCGTGACGATCGACAGCGGCTCGTCATCGGCCTCTGTTTTGCCCAGGTGGCGCAGCAGCTTGCGCCAGCTGTCAGGGTAGGGATCATGCTTGTTAATAGCCTTGAGCGTGGTAATCATTTCCGACCTCCATCGATTGCCGCCCACAGTTCCGGAACCCGCTGTGCTGTAACCGTTAGTTCGGCTTCTTACTGCGCGGCACCGCAGGTCACGATGTACGGCGGTTCCCACGGCTGGCGCGACACCCAAGTAGGCGTCGGCAACGTCACAGGCACCAGCACCGGCTGCTCTGCTCGGCGGCGCTGTTCCGCCAGCAGTGCCTTTAGGTGCGTCAGCAGCGGCCAATAGCGCGGGCCGGTGGCGCACTCGCGCACTTTTTTGTCGGCCACCTCGATGGCCTGCGCTAGTTCTTCGTTGGTCATCATCTGAAATCCTTTCGCTTCGGCCGCAGCCGAACTACTCGCTCAAGCCGACGCCTAGCGGCGCGGCTTACCTCGGGCGTTAGGCCTTCTTGAGTATCGCTACCTGTCGCTCCAGGCTCGCTATCTTCTCCGCTCGCTCTTGTTCGTTGAGCGGGATCGCCTCGCGCAGGAGGTTCATGGCATTCCAGAGCGATTCGCGCAACGCCCCATCCTCGGCGGCGTCGTCAAACTGATTGTTGTCTCCGATGCGATAGCTGAGGCTGGATGCCACCGAGTCGATGAGAGACATGGCTTCACGCAAGCTCTTCTCCCACTCCGGCACTCTTCCGCTACGCAATTCTGCACTGTAGCTGCTTCCCATCTTTTTCTCCTTTGTGAATTAACCCGGCACAACCAGCGGATGAAGCGGACAGCGGAGCCGCCGCTTATCCTGCCCCTTTCTGGGTTCGGTCATGGCTTATAACTCCTGACCGCCTCTATCACGGCAGTGGCAATTTCGTAGGCGCTTTTCGCCGTCCACCAATAAGGGACAAGCCCGCCAGCGGCAAACATGTCCTTGCGGAATTTCTCGACAATCCGTTTCTGCTTTGGCGAATACGGACGAGTGGTAGGTAAAGACGGTTTGGCAATCACCGCGTCGCAGATAGCTTTTTCAAGTGCTTCACGAGCGATCATTGCCGCCGCGACAAACCCGGCCGTGTCTGGCGTCACGTTGTATTCGTACATTCGTCCGCCGTCTCGATAGCAATAGGTAAGTCGAAACGTGCCGACCGCAAGGGTTTCTCGGTAGTCGTTCGGCCATGTCCGGGAAACCGGCTCATATCGCCGGCCGACTTTTCGGTAAAGCGTTTCACTCATTTTTCGCGCGCCCCCTGCTGAGCAACCGCCCGCTACCCGCAGCGCAAATCCAAACGTCGTCCTGCGGCCGCTGTCCCGCGAGCATCAGCGCGCGCTCGCCTTCGACACACAGACTGACCGCGGCATGGCGCTCCGCCTCGGCCAGCAATAGCGCGTCGCGCTGTCCAACCGCCATCCCCCACGGCCAGATCACGAGCGCGGCAGCCACGCCAGCCACCGCGACCCCGGTGGTGAAGCCAGCGGCGTACTCAATGCGTTCGATGGGCAGCTTCACGAGCCGGCCCCCGCTGCGCGCCGGGCGCGGGCGCGCTGACCGTGGCACTGCTTACAGTACGCGTGCAGAGTTTGCCGACCGCGGTTGACCATCGAGTAAAACTGCGCGACCGGCTTAACCTCGGCGCAGTCTGAGCAGCACTTTTCCTTGGGCAGTACCGCAGGCGTCGTTGCGTGTGTCTGGCGCCCCCGGCTCGGTGCGGCGGCGGGACGGCGGTCGTCTAACTGGGTGGCCGGCGGCATCGTTACGCGGCGCGGCTCGCGCACAAGCTCAAATCCGGGATGGCTGAGCTGCACCGCGACTACGGTAATGCCGTGTCCGTCTCGGTCGGGCTGGCCGACGTAGTAGCGGTGCAGCTCGGTGCCGGGATAGCGGCGGCGGAAGCAAATCATGCGGTCCTCCATACACGGTAGCGGCCGTCGATCTCGCGCCGCTGTTTAGCTTGGGCGCCCAGGCGCCGAATTGCAGTCGTCAGGCTGTTGGCTTCTCGTTCGAGCGCAACAACAACGCTGTCACCGGCCTGCATGCGCACTGCGATATTGCTCCACCGTCCGAAATTGCCCTTCGGCACCGGCACGCCACGCTCGATGACTGGCGGCTTTGGTGCCGGCCGCGCAGGTAGTAGCGCAAACGCGCTGGCCGATCGATTGACGGGCCGCGCTTCGACGTTCGGCTCGGTGTCGTCATCGCTCAGGCAGTGGCGCAGGCTCGTGGGCAGGTCTGCCATCCGGGTATTCATGCGTCCTCCCACCAGATCACGTCGCAGCCGCGCACGCGCGCGTAGTAGACCGCGCGGCCGACGTAGCCGTCGATCTCGCTGTACTCGGACTGCCGCTGGTCTAGCCACGCGCGCAGATTGCCGGGGTGTTCGAGCCAGATTGCCGGGGGTGCGGGCGGCGCGATGTGCATGTTGCGCACGCGGGCGCCTACACTGCACAGCGTCTCGGCAGCTTCTCGGGCAAGCTGCAGCGGGGACAGCGTGCTCATAAGCGCGTCTAGGCGCTCGGTATCAATGTTCAGCGGGAAGCTCATCCGATTATCAGCCGGTCGCGTTTAACGATGCGGGCGCCCTGCACGTCTTGCCCGCTCTTGATTGCCACTTTGATGCCGGTCTTGTCCGGCTCGCGCGTCGTTTTAACGCGCGTAAATTGCTCGGCTAGCAGCGACTGGTCGTAGACCTCTACCGACTCGTCGCGGCCCGGATAGAGTCGCACGCGCAGTAACTTGTCATCGCTTGCAATCTCGGTGATGCCGGCCGTGCGCATACAGTCGGCCATGTAGTTGCGCAGATGCACGGCGCGCGAGCGCATCGCCTTGACGCGCTTGCTGATCTCTTCGAGACGGCCGTCGATTGCATCGGCTTCCAGCTCGCGCTGTGCGATGTATGCGGCTACGGCCGCGCCCTTGCGCTCGACCAGCTCGCGTGCTGTGCCGTACTCAGCAGGCAGTTCGCCGGTTTCGGGGTCGATCTGATCCAGGGCGGCGGCTAATTCGGTCGCGGCCTGGTAGAGGGTCACATTCATGATTCGATTCCTAGTTAGGCGCTACTTAGCGCTCGACCAGTCACAAGACACGCCACGCCCTGCGCCGTTGCCGAACGTCACCACGCATCGGGTGCCGTCTTCCATCGTCACGGGCACAACGTGGGTCACATAGTTGCCTCTGGCAACAAATGTGCGCCAACCATTCGGCGTCTCTGCGTCCGTGCGTTCGCCTACGCTGCATCCTGCGCACGCCAGAACCAGCGCAGCAACAACCGCGCGCCTAACCCCTCGCTCAACCGGATGGTAGAGGGTCACATTCATGATTCGATTCCTAGTTCGGTCGCTGCGTATGCCTGTATGCGCGTCACGTAGTCTGCGAATTCGTGGACGCTCAGGGTCGTTGTGCTGATAGGCGTTTGACCGCCGCCGGGCATGTCTTCCATGCCGATGTACTGGCCGGCAAAGTGGGCATGCCATGCCTCGCTGCTGTACTGCCTGCCGTCGATCCATGCCTGCTCGCTGATCTCGCGCAGCAGCGCCCAGTACAGGCGATTCTGCTGCACGTTTCGTTTGGCCTTGTGCTCCGTGACGTGGACGGCCAGCGGCCGTCCGTCCCGCGCCATCGCGCGCGCGTTGGCCTTCAGGAAAGCCGACAAAGCGCGGACGTGCGTCTCGTCACGGAGCACGAAGACGCGGTTCACCATGGGATGTCGTCGTCCATCGTGCCCATGCCTCTACCAGACGGCGCGGATGCTGCGGCGGCCTGATTAACGGTCGGCTTCTTTTGCCACTCAGCGCAGGCCCGGATCGTCTCCTGCAATTTCTCGCCGAATGCCTCGAACAGCGTCATGTCCGGCGCGGTCACGTCGAACAATTGCAGCGCGGACACAGCAGCCGGCACGCTGTTGCGCATCGCTTTCGGCACCGGGCTGATGCTGGCGACGTTGCTGTAGGTTTTGCCGTCGCGGGCGTCGTGCTTGACGTTGATCAGCGCGGGGGCGCCGAGCAGCTTGGACACATCAAAGCCGGCTAGCTCCTCCGGCGTAAATGCGCGACCGCGCCAGGACTCGAGGTCAGCTCGCAGGATGGATTTTTCACCGAGACTCAGCGTGTACCGCTTGCTGATAATCAACGGTTTCCCGTCGTCGGTCTTGAGCGGCGTGCCGTCCTCATCCTCGCCGTGCAGTTCCCACGTCAGCGAGACCTTTCTAGCCGGCGGCTTGGGCTTGCCTTGAAACTCACGCGGCTGCGTGCCCAGGTCGATAACGCGCACACACCGGCCGGTGTGGACGCCCTGCGGGACTGGCAGAAAAGCGCCGCCGCCGGTGTCAGATGCAATCAACGCCATGTTTTTTCTCCTTCCCACTGTCACGGGCCGCGGGGCGCCTCTCCGGAATGCCAGCCGCCCATCGCAGGGCGGCAATCTCGTCTTGCGTCAGTTTGCGGGTGGACGCGGCGCGCAGCGCCTCGTCGCATATCTGCTCAATGTCGGTTGTGTAGTATTCATTCATGGCCGGCCTCTAGGAAGGCGCGCACCTGAAGCCCGTTGATGTGCGCACGCCACGTGGCATGCAGGTACGCGTGGTGATGCGGCCCGGCGTTCAAGGCAACAAAGCGCCAGAATAGGTACGCGAGTAGCGCTGTGATCGCATGCAGAAGGCTCATTGCCTGATCTCCAGGCATGCGAACAACAGCGCCGCCCACGTGGTCACGCCGATCACAGCCAGTGTCAAATCGGTCCATTCGGCCGGCCTGTTCAGTTCGCGCAGCCAGTCCATGCGGCTTTGGGTGGCGTTGTCAGTCATGGCACCGTCACAGCGGTGGCGGCCTCAGCGGCCTCGATCAGCGCGCGGGCCATCGCAAGGGCCTCAGTGCGAGTCAGCACACCCGACAAGTTGGCGCCAGCGCGCGACAGGTTGACGAAAACGGCATCGTTTTGGCGGGCCGACAGCGTCGACCAGGGCGCGACGTAAATGCGTAGTTCGGTTGCGTCGACAGACCGCGTGCCGTCGTCGCGATCGATCAGTGGGCGGACCATCACAGCCTCCTCAGTCGTTGCTGGATAGCGAGTTGCAGTGCGCCCAGGCGAGCGCACTCGACTGCCTCGTCTGGCCGCGCAGCGCCTCGATCAAGCGCGCAATACAGTCGCCCTTCGGCGTCCCGCTGGGCGGCGGTAACTGCGGCACGTTCGGCCAGCAGATCGGCAGCCGTCAGGTCGTCGTGCTGAATCTGATAGATCGATCGCATCTGCTACCTCCCGTCGTTCGATGGAGGGCATTAAACAGCATGTTTCGCCGCATGTCAACAGTCCGTGTATTACACGCTGTGTTGACAAACCACATAAACGTGGTGTTTAATCCGGCACGATCATCCGCATTGGCACCCATGAATACCACCCCTTCTGAAGCGCTCGACGAGGCGATTAAGCGGACCGGCGGGACCAAACAGCTAGCCGACCGGCTCGCTGTAACCGTTCAGGTGGTATCGAACTGGCGCGCGCGCGGGGTGCCAGCCGAGCGCTGTCCAGACATTGAGCGCGTAACTGGCGTGCGCTGCGAGCGTCTGCGGCCGGACGTTGACTGGGACGTGCTGCGCGTCGCCGGCCGCAATGCGGAAGGATGAGGATGGACGAAGAACTGACTAAGGCCCTGCACTCTGCGACGTTTGCAACGCAAGAGCTACAGCAGGCACTGAAGACCGCCGACGCGGTGGCCGCGCTGGTTCTCCTGCCGATGATTGCAGACGCTGCCCGACTGGCGCAGCAGATCAGCGGGTTGATTCACGCGAGGGCTGACCGTGGCTGAGAAAGTGGTGATCGGCAACGCGGAACTGTGGCACGGGGACTGCCGCGAGGTGCTGCCGCTGCTGCCGACGATTGATGCCGTAGTGACCAGCCCGCCATACAACCAACTTGGCGACTTGCCAAAGAATGGCAGCGGATTATGGGAAAAATCGGCTTTCTTGCGCGCGTGGGAAAGCAATGGCTATGCGGACAAGTTGAGCGAGCCGGAATATCAGAAATGGCAGTGCGATCTGTTTGCAGAGATTGCAGCCAAGTGCAGCGAGAAAGCGAGCCTGTTCTACAACCATCAGTTGCGCTGGCGTGACGGCGTATGCCTGCACCCGGTTCAATGGTTTACGCCGGATGGCTGGCGCATGCGTTCCGAGATCATCTGGAACCGTGGTGGCGGGATGATGTTCAACGCCCGCATGTTTGTGCGGTTCGATGAGCGAATCCTGTGGTTCGTGCGCGGCGTTTCGTGGCATTGGAACCAATCAATGGTTGGGCACGGAACCATCTGGAACATTGCGCGAGAGCAGCAGCGGCAGGGAAAAGAACACCCCGTTGCATTCCCGGTTGAACTGCCAGCCCGGTGCATTCTCGCAGCGACAGAGCCGGGGGCGTTGGTGCTTGACCCGTTCATGGGCAGCGGAACAACTGGCGTGGCGTGTGCCATGCACGGACGCGCGTTCTGTGGCATTGAGCGCGAGCGCAAGTATTTCGACATCGCCTGCGAGCGCATCAGCCGCGCCCAGGCCCAGGGCACGCTTCTGTCGCCCGAAGAACCGCGCGAATGCGTGCAGGAGGGGCTGTTGTGAAACCTAACTGGGACGTGCTGCGCGTCGCTGGCCGGGACGGGAGCGCGCGGTGAGCTGGAGCGCATACACAGCGCGGCTTGCCGCATGGGACCGCGCGCACCCAGACGCCGCGCCGGCCGAGCGAGACGCTTACGTGCGCCACCTGTTGCGGAGGCTGGGCCTGTGACTGCCGACAAGCTGCTGTCGCGGCTGGAGGGCGTGCGGTCGAGCGGACGCAATCGTTGGCGCGCACGCTGCCCATCGTGTGGCGGCAAGAACGCCAGCAAGCTGTCGGTGTGCGATGCAGACGATGGTCGCGTCTTGCTGCACTGCTTTGCCGGCTGCGACGTGTCCGCAATCGTCGGCGCGCTAGGCCTCGACCTGGCCGATCTGTTTCCGCCGAAGCCCGTCGACCACGCGCCCAGGGTCCGCAAACCGTGGGCCGCGCGCGACGTGGTGGCCGCCCTGCGCGCCGAAACGATGGTCGGCTGGGTGCTGCTGACGGACATCGCCAACGGCAAGGTAATGACAAAGGGCGACCGGGAGCGCGCGAAGGTGGCTGCAGAACGGGCGGCCCATCTAATGCGAGAACTCGAGGGGGCAGCGTGAACCGGGACGACATGGCCCGCTTGGCGTCGGTCGCAGACGCTGTGCGCAACGCGCAGGGCCGAACGGTCCCGGGCAACTGGGAACCGCCCAAGCACGCGCATCTGCTGCGCGCTCCGTCCGCGTTCGTTGACAACATCATTGCCAAGCTGGGCGACGACGGCACGAAAGGCGACCCCCTGCCGTGGCCGAAGACGGCCGGGAGGCTGCGGCTGCGTCCGTCGGAGATGACGGTCTGGGCCGGCAGCAACGGCAGCGCAAAGTCTACGATGCTCTCCGAGATCATGGTGGCGCTGGCGCACGCTGGCCGCCGCGTGGTCATCATGTCGCTCGAGATGCCGGCGTACAGCGTGGCAGCCAAAATGGCTATCCAAGCGCTGTGCAACCGCCACCCAGCGCGCTCCCGCGTCGAGGTGTGGGCGGATGAGGTCGGGGAGTCGATGGCGTTCTTGGACCTGACCGGCGACCTTGAGCCGGCCGAATGCATCCGACTCGCGCGGTACTGCGCGCACGAACTCGGCACGCAGCACCTAGTAATCGACAACCTGACGAAGATCGTCAGCGCCGACAACGAACACGCTGAGCAGCAGCGGAAGTTTGTCGCGCAGCTCCACAGGACGGCGATCGACACCGGTATGCACGTTCACCTGGTCGCGCATACCCGCAAGCCGGCAGACGAGGAGAAGCAGCCGCCGAGCCGCTACGAAGTGGCTGGGTCGCGCACGCTGGTCGATCAGCCAGACAACGTGGTGATGATCTGGCGTAATCGGGACAAAGAGCGGGCGCGCGAGGACGGCGATGTAGGCCGGGCCGGCGAGCCTGATCTGGTGCTGAACGTCGACAAGCAGCGGCACGCCGACTACACGGGCCGGATTGGTCTGTGGTTCGATCGGGCGGCGTATCGGTTGGTCGGAGACTACGCGGAGCGCTCGCAACCGATGGTGAAAAGCTGATACGTCAATTCGATTAGTATAATCGCCGTCATCATAACGGATTACATAAACCAATGTCGTACAGCAAGCTTCATCAATCGATTGTGAATTCGTCGTTGTGGGTTGCGCCAGACTCGACGCGAATCCTATTCATTACGCTGCTGGCTATGGCGGACAAAGACGGCATGATCTACGGCAGCCGCCAAGGGCTTACGCGGATCGCCAACATTGATCCAGGCGACATGGAAAACGCTTGGCACGAACTTTTATCGCCCGACCCGGACAGCAGCGATCGGATTCGCGCGCCAGAGAACGAAGGTCGCAGGATTGAGGAGGTTTCTGGCGGGTTTCGGCTCTTGAACTTCGATTACTACCGCTCGCTGCGCAACGAGGACGAGCGCCGCGAGCAGAATCGCGCCGCTCAAGAGAGGCACAGGGCAAAATTAAGCCTTGGTCAGCCGCCGTCAGCCGCCGTCAGCCACGGTCAGCCGAGCGTGAGCAACGGTCATTCCGCGTCACCCTCGTCAGCCCATACAGATACAGATACAGAAGCAGTAAAACCCTCTGCGCATCGCAAGCGATGCGCGGGTGGCTTGTTCGATCGATTTTGGTCGATGTACCCGCGCAAGGTCAGCAAAGGTGCCGCCGAAAGAGCCTTCAAAACCATCAACCCGGACGAGCAGCTTGTCGGTCGCATGTGTGCGGCAATCGAGCGGGCCAAGACTTCGGATCAGTGGCGCAAAGACGGCGGGCAGTTCATCCCGCACGCAGCGACCTGGCTGCGCGCCAAGGGCTGGGAAGACGAGCCAGCGGCGCAGCAGGCGCCACAGGACCGCGAATGGCTGCGGAAGGTGGCGTGACATGCGACGCCTGCGCCCGTCCCGGCTTGTACGTCTTGAGCTGCATCCCCTGCTGCCTGCGGCTGATCGCCTCAGCTCCGCCCGGCCCGCATCAGCGGGCTATGGGCGCAGTCATCGGGCGACAGATGGGCGCCGATCATCTGCAAAACGTCAGGGAGGCATGGAATGAGGCGCGCGGCAAAAGTTGACAGCAACCACGCGGAGATCGTCGCCGCATTGCGCCAGGTAGGCTGCTCCGTGCAGTCGCTGGCCGCCGTTGGCGGAGGCTGCCCCGACCTGCTCGTCGGCCGGGGCGGGAAAGCGTGGCTGCTCGAGGTCAAGGCCGGGCGCGGCCGACTGACGCCCGACCAGGTCGTCTGGTTTGGACTCTGGGGTGGTCCGCCCGTCGTCGTGGTGCGGTCGGCCGAAGATGCGCTCCAAGTCGTGGGGGGCAGCTACGTTGCGTGACGACACTGACGTTGTGCGCATCGAGGATGCCCTGCACGCCAGGCTCCAGGAGTGGGGCAGGTGGGCGCGGCAGCGGGCCTGGCTGTCATCGTGCCGCTCAATCGAGGGCCGCTATCGGCCCGAGGCGGGCGAAGTCTGGGATCGAGACCCAAAGCCGTTGCCAGTTGACGCGCTGGAGGCGTGGCGGGTGGAGGTCAACTGGCGCTACCTGCCGTGGCGGGAGCGCATGATGCTCCGCGCGTACTACGTCACCGCCCCCCGGTCATCCGTACCGGCGTGGGAGCGGCACAAGCGCGACACCTGCCGCAAGCTCGGGCTGCATCGCAACGAGTGGGCCTACATGGTGCAGCGCGGCGCGGTGATGCTGGGCAACATCTTGCAATCTAATCATTGCCGCGTTAGTATTCGCGTCGAGCAATTCCCCCCGCACGGGTAGGTGCGCGTCGCCAAGGCTGCCTAGTAGGCGGCCGTTTTTTTCGATGCCACTAAAAACGCTCGAGCCCGGCCGGCGACGCTAGGCACGTGCGCGGCATGCGTCTGGTGATCGACGAGGGCCAACATTTGTGCAGATCACCGTCAAGGCCGACTTCTCCAAGGTCAACGCCCTGCTCGACGGCACGATCAAGCAGGTGCCGTTCGCCACAGCGCGGGCGCTGACCGCCACGGCCAAGGCCGTGCAGAAGGAGCTGGAGCAGGAGATCGACCGCGTATTCGACGCGCCTGTCACGTTCACGCGACGGGGTGTCGGCATCACATTCGCCACCAAGCTCAACCTGCGTGCCGAGGTATTCCTCAAGCGCAGGCAGGCCGCTTACCTGGACGCACAGATCAAGGGCGGGCCGCGTAAACGCAAGCCGTTCGAGGCGCGGTTCAACAGAGAACAAGGCCAGCCAGTCCCGAGCGCTGTGCCCGGTGCAGGGGCCACTCTCAACCAGTACGGCAACCTGAGCAAGGCCCAGATCGCGCGGCTAGGGCGCCAGGCCAAGGGCCGCAAGCAAAACGTGTTCGTACCAAAGCCAGGCGATCGACTGTCGCCTGGTGTGTATCAACGTCAGCCAGATGGCAGGGTCAAGGCCGTGCTGGTGTTCACGAAGGCGCCAGCTAAGTATCGCAAGCGCTTCGACTTCTATGGCGTGGCACGCAAGACAGTGCAAGCCACATGGTCGCGCAACTTCGCAACCAGCCTGCGCAACGCGATCAGGACGGCACGTTAGTGGGTCCTTACTACGGGTCGGGCATCGGGGGTTGTTCACCGTCCGATGTTAAGTTAGTGAATGCACACTACCGGAGTTAAGCAAGCAGTTAAGGGCATCTGCAGGTTAAGGGCTAATAAATGGAACTGATCTCGCAAGCTGAATATGCGCGCCGTCGAGGTGTCAGTGAGGCGGCGGTCAGTAAGGCTATCAAGCGCTGCCGCATCCCACTGATCGATGGCAAGCTCGACCCGCTGGTCGCCGAGACGCTGTGGAAAGCGCGCACCGATCCGCATCAGCAACGGCGCGCGATGCAGCAGGGCATCCATGTTTCCGGCGGTGCGGCAAATGCGCTGCCGTCTGGGCTTGATGACGACGACGCCGTGCAGACAAGCATCGGCGGGCGCATCGACTGGCGTGAGCGCCGCGACCGCGCCGAGGCCAAACTGGCCGAGCTTGACCTTGAGCAGCAGCTTGGAAGCCTGATTAAAGCCGAAGACGCCGAGCGCAAGGGCCGGCAGATTGCCTCGGCACTGGTGCAGCAATTGGAGGCCATCCCGGAGCGCATTGCTTCAGAACTTGGCGTCGACGCCGCACACCGCAGCAAGTTGAGGCAAAGATTGCGCGAAGAAATCGACCGCGTGCGCGCTGAGATCGCTCGCGCTGGTTTGATGGCCGAGCAGTAATGCCTGATGGTGGTCAAGTCTGGGCACAAGCGTTTTGCGCTGTGCTGCAGCCGCGCGAGCGGCTGAGTGTGTCGCGCTGGGCCGATCGTTATCGCGTGCTGGCCGGCAAGGCCGCCAGTGAGCCAGGCCAATGGCGCACTGATCGCGCGCCCTACATGCGCGAGCCGATGGACGCGCTGAGCGCAGACAGCGATGTCGAAGAGGTCGTAATCTGGGCCGGCACCCAGCTCGGCAAAAGTGAGGCGTGTCTCAACTGGGTTGGCTACAGCATCGACCGCAACCCCGGCCCGATCATGCTGGTGCAGCCCACGCTCGACACCGCCAAGCGATTCAGCAAGCAGCGCGTTGCCGCACTGATCAACACCACGCCCGCGCTGAGTGAGCGGGTGCGCCCGTCGCGTGCTAGAGACAGCGGCAACACGCTGTTAGAGAAAGAGTTCGACGGCGGCATCCTTATCATCACGGGGGCCAACAGCGCCGCTGGCTTGCGCTCAATGCCGGCGCGTGATGTGCTGTTTGACGAGATTGACGCTTACCCGTTCGATGTCGACGGCGAAGGCAGCCCGATCGAGCTTGCGGAAAAGCGGCAAGATACATTCAGCCGCCGCAAGCGCCTGAAGACCAGCACCTGCACGGTGAAAGGCGAAAGCCAGATCGAGGCCTCCTACGCGGCAAGCGATCAGCGTCAGTACCTGGTGCCGTGCCCGCACTGCGGCCACCGCCAGGCGCTGGTGTGGGCGCAGCTCAAGTGGGTCGATGACGACGCTGAGAGCGCGCGATACGCCTGTGCTGCTTGCGGCGTGTTGATCGAAGAGACCGCCAAAGGTGAGATGCTTGCTGGCGGCGAATGGGTGCCGCGCAACCCGGCTAGCTCGGTGCGCGGCTACTGGATTAACTCGCTTTACAGCCCGCTTGGCTGGGTAAGTTGGGCCGCCCTGGTGCGCGAGTTTTTGACTGCCAAGGTACGGGTTGATCAAGGCGACCCCTCTGCGATGCAGGTGTTCGTAAACACCCGCCTAGCCGAGACATGGGAGATGCAAGGCAACCGCGTTGCAGAGCACGAGGTGCAAAAGCGCGCCGAGCCGTATGCCCTGCGCTCGGTGCCGCGCGGCGTGTTGCTTCTGACGGCAGCTGTCGACGTGCAGGGCGATCGGCTCGAGCTTAAGATCATTGGCTGGGGCCGTTTTGAAGAGTGCTGGATTGTCGACTACGCCAAGATTTATGGCGACCCTGGGCAGGACGTGGTGTGGAGCCAGCTCGATGAAGTGCTGCAGCAGCCACTGCGCAATGCCGTCGGCGTTGATATGCGGATTAGCGCCACCGCCATCGACCACGGCGGCCATCACAGTCAGATGGTCGATGCATTTACTCGCGCGCGTGCCGGCCGGCATGTGCTCGCTGTCAAAGGCCAGAGCCAGCCCGGCAAGCCTGTCATGGGCAAGCCGACAGAGCGCGACACAAGCTGGCGCGGCAAGAAGATCAAGCGCGGCGCGCGCGTGTGGCCTGTCGGTAGCGACACCGCCAAGTACGTGCTTATGCAGCGCCTGCAGATCACCCAACCCGGTCCCGGCTACGTGCATACCAGTGCTGATCTGCCGGATGAGTACTACAAGGGCCTGACCGCTGAGCAGGTTGTCACGCGCTACGTTAAGGGCCGCCCGCGGAGCGAGTGGATCCTGCGCAAGGGTATCCGCAACGAGCCGCTTGACCTGTGGGTTTACGGCTACGCCGCCGCCTGCTATCTCGGGATGGCGCGATGGAAAGAGCACGACTGGGAGCGCCTGGCGGCGCGCATCGAGCCGCCTCTGTTTGAACCCGCAGTGGTTGATGACATACGCGCCGCCGCCCCCACGGTCGCTGATGCGCCGCCCCCCCCGGCGGCGCCAGCTCCAACAAAACCACGCCGCGGCCCGCGCATTGTCGGCCGCTTTTCGAGGTAGCCCATGGCCAGCCTGATCTACAACAGCTTCTTTGAAGATTGGGCGCGCGGCGCCATCGATCTCGACACGGACACCTTCTGGGTCATGCTGACCACGTCTGGCTACAGCGAGAACAAAGACACCCACCTCAAGCGGTCCGACGTCACCAACGAAGTCGCCGCCGGTGGCGGCTACAGCACCGGCGGCCAGTCGGTCACGGTCACCGTTACCAAAGACACCGCCAATGACCGGCTCGACGTGACCCTCGGCGGCACTAGCTGGAGCAGCAGCACCATCACCGCGCGCAAAGCCGTCTACTACAAACGGCGCGGCGGTGCTGCCACGGCCGATGAGCTGATCGCCGTCAACGACTTCGGCAGCGACGTGGTAAGCACCGGCGCCACGTTCACGCTCAACTCCAGCACGTTGCGGATTCAGAACTAAGCGCCATGGCTGACAACGTCACCCTGCCTGGGACCGGTGAAATCGTCGCGACCGACGACATCAGCGGTCAGCAGTACCAGCGCATCAAGCTCACCGACGGCCTGGCCGATTCGACGACGCACATGCGCGTCCTGTCGAAAAATCCGCTATTCACCGACGCGGGCGCAGTAGTACGGCAAGCGCCGTGCGATATCTGGTCGGTCGGTTTTGCTGCGTCTGGCTCGAGCCTGCTTGCGGCCGAATTCACACAGCGCCGGCTCGGCACCGGCGTTGGTGTCACGCAGGGGTCGAGCAACCTGCTAATTACGACCGGGACGACCGCCAACAGCGAATTTCTTGCGCGCTCGACGCAGGCGTTTATGGGCGCGTTCACGGCGCGCGCTAAGACCATCCTTAGTCAGCGGATCGCCAACAACAACTTCGTGGCGATGCTGGCCGATCGGGTCGGCGAGGGCCTTAGCTGCACGATCAACAGCGCAACGTCGATCACGGTCACCAAGACCGCGCACGGATTTACTGCCGAGAACGTCGGCCAGTTCATGCTGATTGGTGCGATCAACGGTGCGAACGGTGTGCCGGGTCGCTACGCGATCGCGTCTGTCCCGAGCGTGGACACGATCAACTTCACCGTGGCGGGCTGGCCTGCCTCGGGTTCCTGCACGGTGGATTTGTTCGGCTGGAACTACATCCGCACGCTGTACACCGGCACGACCGCGACCAGCGCATCTGTCGATGCACAGCGGCGCGGCTGGAACTCTGGCGATACGACGGCAACGATCAACACGACTGCCTCGGCGGGCCATGTCATCCAGATGTACACGGATGGTCGCAATGTCAGCTTTTCCGACGCGTTAGTCGCGTCAAGCACGACGCCGACCGTCACGACCCGAGCGAGCCGGATCGAAAACATTCCGGACGATGACGTTGAACTGTACTTCTACCTGTGGTCGTTCAATGGCGCGACCGCGCCTGCCAGCACAACCACCTGGACGGTTGGATTCGTCGCGGTCGAGGATACGGTAAACGCGCCTACGTTTATCGCTGGCGTGCGCCCGCTGGGAGCACAAGCCGCGCTGCCTGTCACGTTCCCCGCCGCGCAGCCGGTAACGGTGTCAAGCGGCACGGTCACGGCAACTGTCGCCAATGCCACGATTGCGGCAGGCACGGCGGCTATCGGCGACGTCGGCGTGCAGTACCGCGGCAGTGCGACGGGCGCCGGCACGCCGGTCAATCTCAACTGCCCGGCCACACCGGCCGCACAGGCCATCAAGGCCTCGGCTGGGCGTTTGCTCAAGCTATTTGCCGCCAACAGCAACGCGGCGGGGCGCTTCGCCAAGATTTTCAACACTGCATCTGGCTCAGTGGTCATGGGCACCACGTCAGCGGTGCTTGACATTCCGCTGCCGCCCAACAACGTGCCCGTAATGATCGACCTGGGTGAGGGCGGTGCTGGTTTCGCCACGGCCATCAGCATCGCCATCACCGGCGCGCGCGGCCTGACCGACAACACCACCGTCACGCTCAATGACGTGACTGGTTTCTTGACCAACGCTTAAAGGAGAACCACCATGACGACCAAAGCAGCCAGCATCGAAGTTTACGTGCGCGACAACGCAGAAGGCACCATCGGTGGCACGCCGTTCGGCATCCTGACCGTGGAGAGCGCGCAGGGCACCACCGACGATGAGGGCGTCACGGTCGTCATCGGCAACGGCTATGTCCCGAGCATCGGCAACGCCGCACCGGCTGACATCAAGGTCACCGTGCACGCGCCCCCGGTGGAGAAGCAGCCCGCCGAGCTCTTGAGCCGCGTGGATGACGCCGTCGAAAACACCAGCACCATGACCTTCAACCTGACGCCGTAACCCCATGCTGCTGCTGCTGCTAAACCAGCCGGCCAGCGGCAGCACGGCTAACGGCGTTACCGTCACTGCGGTCGCCAGCCTCATCGCTGGCACCGCCACCGGCGGCAGCGGCGCAACCGCTAACGGCGTTACGCTCACCGCCACCGCCAGTCTGGTGGTGGGCACTGCAACGGGTGCCGCCACCTGCGCCGGTGTCACGCTCACGGCCACCGCCGGCCTCATCGCTGGCACGGCCACTGGCGGCAGCGGCGCCACAGCCGGCGGTGTCACGCTCACGGCCACGGCCAGCTTCATCGCTGGCAGTGCCAGCGGCGGCGCGGGCGCGGTCACCGCCAATGGCGTGACACTTATCAGCACCGCCAGCCTCATCGCGGGCGGTGTGTTTGCGGCGCAAGGCGTCGCACCTGGCCGCACGTTCAGCGCGTTCGCCACGCTGCTGCCCGGCCTGGCCGGCAGCGGCACATTTAGCGCGAGCGAATACACGCAGCAGGTCATCGCCCAGACGCGGCGCATTGGCCCCAGCAGCGTGCAAGACACGTCGCAACGGATTGGCAGCGCCAGCGTGCAGGGCACGCGGCGCCGCATTGGAAAGGCACCCGCATGAGCATGGTCGACAGCTTGATCGCAGGCGACACGCTCGACTTTACGGACGTGGTCGCCGACTACCCGGCCACCGCCGCCTGGGTGCTCAAGTATCGATTGGTGCCGCGCTTTACCACGCCTGTGCAAGCGCCGGTCGAAATTACGGCCACCACGGTCAACACGACGGACTACCGGGTGCAGGCCACGCCCACGGCCACGGCCGCCTGGACCCCCGGCGCCTACAACTGGTTCCGGTGGGTCGAAAAAGCCGGCGAGCGGCAGAGCCTGGGCAGCGGCTCGCTAACCGTGCAGGTCAACCCAGCCACGGTTGCGCAGGGCGCGGACATCCGCAGCCAGGCTGAGGCCGCGCTCGACGCCATTAACGCCGTGCTTGCCAACCGCGCCACGGTGGACCAGCAGGAGATGAGCATCGCCGGTCGCAGTCTCAAGCGAATGACGGTCGACGAGCTGCTCAAGCTGCGCGGCTACTACAAAGCGCAGGTCAACGCCGAGCTCGGCGTGTCGCGCCGTTACGTCGTGGGGTATCGCTGATGCTTGACCGCCTTCGCCACCGCTTGGCGCGCATGCTGGCCCCCAAGCGCCTAGGGCTGCGCATGTACGGCGCCGCCCGCAGCAGCCGCCTGACGGCCGGGTTTGCCGGCTACAGCAACACCAGCGCCGATGCCGAGCTCGCGCTCAGCCTCACGCAGCTGCGTGCCCGCTCGCGCCAGCTGGTGCGCGATGCCGGCTACGCCAAGCGCGCCAAGGTGCTGGTGCAAAACAACGTGGTCGGCTCTGGTGTCGGCATGCAGGCGCAGGTCATGGCCACGCGTGGCGAGCTGCGCGCGCCGCTCAACAGCGCGATCGAGGCTGCCTTTGCCGCCTGGTCCAAGGCGCGCCACTGCCATGTGGGCGCCGCGCTGCACTTTCACGAGATCGAGCGCATGGCCATCGGCCAGGTGTTCGAGGCCGGCGAGGTCATCATCCGCCTGCACAACCGCCGCATGGGTGGATCGCAGGTGCCGCTGGCGCTCGAGATCATCGAGGCCGAGCGCCTGGCCGATGAGTTCACCACGCCGGGCGGAGCGGTGCCAGCCAACGTGCGCATGGGCGTCGAGCAAGACGAGTATTTTCGCCCCATTGCCTACTGGATCCGAGAATCGCACCCCGGTGACCTGCGCGCCAACGCGCAAGGCTCGCAGCGCTTCACGCGCATTCCGGCCGAGCAGATCCTGCACCTCAAACTCACCAATCGCTGGCCGCAGACCCGCGGCGAGCCCTGGATGCATGCAGCCATCAAGAAGCTGCACGACATGGATGAGTACAGCGGCGCCGAGCTCACCGCCGCGCGCATGTCGGCCAACTACTTTGGCACCATCAGCAGCGACGCCGACAACCCGCTGGCCGGCGTGGAGGAAGACAGCGGCGACCGCCGCATTGACATCGAGCCCGGCGTCATTCAGGGGCTCAACCCTGGTGAAAAGCTCGACTTCCACGCGCCCAACCGGCCCAACACCGCGCTCGATCCGTTCATGCGCTACATGCTGCGCGAAACCGCGGCCGCGGTCGGCGTCAGCTATGAAAGCCTCAGCCGCGACTACAGCCAGAGCAACTACAGCTCCAGCCGCTTGGCGCGGCTGGACGATCGTGACCTGTGGATGGTGCTGCAGCAGTGGTGGGTGCGCAGCTTCCGCGAGCCGCTGCACGCGGTGTTCATGCAGCGTGCCACGCTGGCCGGCGCCATTGCGGGCCTGACGGCCGAGCAGTACTTCAGCGACCCCGAGCGCTATGAGGCCGTTCGCTGGAAGTTCCGCGGCTGGTCCTATGTCGACCCCACCAAAGAGGTCACGGCCTACAAAGAGGCGGTCAAGGCCGGCTTCATGACGCTCACCAAGGTCATCGAGCTCACCGGCGCGGGTGACGACATTGAAGACGTGGTGCAACAGCGCCGCCTTGAGCTTGACATGCTGGCCAAGCACAACATCGACGTCGACACCACCGTGCTGCCCGAGGCCGCGCCTGCAGCGGCAGCGCCGGCCCAGCCTTCTGCTGACGAAGCAGAAGATGACACCGAGCCGCCCGATGACGACGGCGACGCGCCCGACGATGACGACACCACCAACGACCAGCAGCAGCGGGTCGTTTCGCTTTGGAGGTAAGACTATGGATCAGCGAGCCACCCGTCTCGTGGACATGCCGCAGCAACGGCGCCTTGCGCCGGTGCAATCGATAAAGGCGGAGTCGCGCACGGTCACGGTTATGTGGTCAGCCGGCGCGCGCGTGCGGCGCTACGACTGGTGGGAGGACGAGTCTTTCATTGAAGAGCTGGACATGTCATCGGGTGCCGTCGACATGACCCGGCTTATGTCCGGCGCTCCGGTGCTCAACACGCACGACAGCAGCCGGCTTGACAGCGTGCTCGGTGTCGTCGAGCGCGCTTGGCTCCAAGACGGCAAAGGCTACGCAGAGCTTCGGTTCTCCGAGCGTGAAGATGTTCAGCCATTTTGGCGTGATGTCGAGAGCGGGATCATCCGCAACGTCTCCGTAGGCTACTCGATCATCGAAATGCGCGAGGTTGGCCGCGACAAGGAGTCTGGCTTCCGCGTGCTGCGCGCCGTCAAGTGGCAGCCGTTTGAAATCTCAATGGTCCCCGTGGGCGCCGATGCCGAAGCCGGCACGCGCGCCGCACAGACCGCCACAACCCGCTGCGCGATCAATGTCGAGCAGCGTGATGCAGTTTCTCAACCCGCGGCCCCCGCCGCATCTCTGAAAGGAGTCACACAAGTGACTGCTGTCGTCGAAACCCCCGCGGCGGGTCCCCAAGCCGCAACCCCGCAAGCCACGCAACTGGACCCGGTTCAGATGGAAAGGGACCGCAAGGTCGCCATCGAGAACCTGTGCCGCGCCATGAATCTGGACGTGCGCATGGCCTCGCACTGGATCGCCAGCGGCAAGGACTTCAAAGCCATCAGCGACGAGGCGCTCAAGGTCCTCGAAGAGCGTGGCAAGGACAAGCCCGCCGAGGTCGCCGCCATCGGCCTGACCGACAAGGAAGTCTCCAATTTCTCGCTGTTCCGCATGATCTCCGCGGTGCAGTCGGGTGACTTCTCCAGGGCCGGCTTCGAGAAGCGCTGCCACGAAGCCGTGGCCGCCCAGGTCATGAACAAGCTGGGCCGCGGCGCGCAGGCCGAAAACAACTTCTTCATCCCGGCTGAAGTGCTCAAGGCTCAGGTGCACCGCCAGCAGCGCGACATCGTCGCCGGCACGGGCTCGGCGGGTGGCTTCCTGGTCGAAACGGCCAACGTGTCGTTCATCGACCTGCTGCGCAACCGCTCGGTGCTGTTCAACATGGGCGCGCGTCGCCTGTCGGGCCTGGTCGGCAACGTCGCCGTCCCGCGTCAGAACGGCGCTGCCGTGGCCAACTGGATGAGCGCGGAGTCGGGCACCGGCGCTGCCTTCTCTGACCAGACCTTCGGCCAGATGGCGCTCACGCCCAAGACCGTGGTGGCCGCCACCCGCATCAGCCGTCAGTTGCAGCTGCAGAGCGACCCCAGCGCCGAGTCGATCGTCATGTCCGACCTGGCCGCCCAGGTGGCGCTGGCAGTCGACCAAGCCGGCCTGAACGGCTCGGGCGCCTCGGGCCAGCCCACCGGCATCATCACCACCGGCGGCATCGGCGCCTTCACCGGCACGTCGATCACCTACGCGCTGCTGCTCAACTCGCAGACGGACCTGGCGGTCGCCAACACGCTGACCGAGGGCTGCGGCTATGTGTCGCACCCGCTGGCTACCGAATTGCTGATGACTCGCCAGCGCTTCACCAGCACCGACACGCCGCTGTGGACGGGCAACATGCTCAACGGCCAGTGCATCGGCTATCGGGCCATGACGTCCAACCAAATGCCGGCCAGCCGCCTGCTCTTTGGCGACTTCAGCCAAGTGGTGGTGGGCGAATGGGGCGTGCTTGAGTTGGCCGTCAATCCGGTGGAGAACTTCCTGGCCGGCATTATCGGCCTGCGCGCCATGTACTCGGTCGACATCGGGGTGCGCTACTCGGGCGCGTTCAGCTACGCGGCCAACAACCTGACGTAACCCGCGCGCCATGCGCCAGGTGGGCGGGCTGCGGCTCGCCCACCTGCTGACCCGAGAACGCAATCATGCAAACCGTGGCCAAGGAAGTCCGCACGGTCACCGTGCGGGTGCTGCGCCCGTTCCTCATCGGCGGCGAGGCGGTCGAGCCGGGCGCCGAGCTGCAGATGGACTACATCAACGCGCGCGGCTTTGAAAGCGCCGGCAAGGCCACCATCGTGGCCGATGCGGTGGCTGCAGAAAAGCCCGCCCCCGTGGCAGTCGAGGCCCCCAAGCCCGCGGCCAAGAAAGGCAGGTGAATTTCATGCTCAACTTCATCGGCGAGGCCCTGAGCCTCAATGCGCTGGGCCTGGCGCCCGCCTCTTACGCGGCCGGCGCCAATAACGGCCCATGGGTCGACGTGCGCAACGTCGAGGGCCAGCTCGCGGTGCTGCTGAACGTCGGCGCCGTCACCGGCAACGTGGTGTTCAGCCTGCAAGACGCCACCGACGGCAGCGGCACCGGCGCCGCTGCGCTCACGCCGGCCGTGGCCACCTCCGCCATCACCACCGCCAGCACGGCCCACCGCCTGGTGGTGCCCGCCGGCAGCGTGCGCGGCTGGATCCGCGTGGTGGCCACCGTGACCACCGGCCCGGTGTTCGCAGGCGCCAACGTCGCCGGCTACAACGGCAGCGCGTAATGCTTGAGACCGACCTCGACCGCCTGGCGTATCTCACGGCCTGCGGCGAGCAGGTGACCATCAACGGCCAACCGGTGTGGGCGGTGGCGGATAACGCCTACGTCAACGTGCTCGACCTAGCCGCCGGCACCCGCCCGCAACTGATCGCGCGCAGCAGTGACGTAGCCGCCGTGGTGACCGGCGCGGGTGTGGTGATGCAGGGCACCGCCTACAACGTGGCCGAGATCCAGCCGGACGGCACCGGCATGACCACGCTGATCCTGACCAAGGCCTGACCATGCCCCACGTGCGCAACGACCTGCGGGCCGCTGTGGTCGCCGCAGTGACAGGGCTCGCCCAGACGCAGGCGCGCGTGCATACCGCGCGCGTGTATCCGCTGCGCGAGCTTGATATGCCGGCGCTGGTGGTCAACACCACCAGCGACAGTGCCGAGACTGAGGGCGGCATCGACGTGCTGTATGTGCCGCGCGTTGTCACGGTCGAGGTGCAGGCCTTTGCACGCGGGGCCAACCTCGCCAACACGCTCGACACAATCTGCGAGCAGGTCGAGATCGCCCTCGGTGCCGCGCTCACCGTGCAGGGCAAGGCTGTGCAGTTGATCTACCAGGCCACCGAGATCGAGTTCGATGGCGAGGCCGAGCAACCGATCGGCCGCGCCGCCATGACATTCAACGCCACGCTTTACACCGCGAGCAACGCGCCGGGCACGCTGCTCTAGGTTCGACCTCCCCCGGCATCACGGAGCAACATCATGGCAATTACCCTTTCCACGGGCACCGTGGTCGCCGTTGCGTCGACCTACGGCAGCTCGGTCAACATGACCGCCATCACCAACGCCGCCAGCGCGGTGGCCACGCTGGCCGCCGGCCATAGCGTGGTGGTCGGTGACTTTCTCGAGGTGACCAGCGGCTGGGACCTGCTCAGCGGCCGCATCGTGCGCGTGAGCAACGTCGCCACCAACGACATCACCTTCGAGGGCATCAACACCACCAGCACCGCCAACTATCCGGCCGGTGCGGGCACCGGCACGATCCGCCGCATCACGGCCTGGACCAACGTTACGCAGATTCGCAACATCGCCCCCGGTGGCGGTGAACAGAATTTCGTAGACGTGACTACCATTGTGGACCGCGTGCAGAAGCAGATCCCCACCACGCGCAGCCCGCAGACTTTGCAGCTCACGGTGCTCGATGATCCCGCGCTGGCTTGGTACACCGTGGTCAACGGCGCGGCCGAATTAGCCACGCCCACCGCCATCCGGCTGATCTTCCCCAACGCCAGCCGCCTGGTGGCTAACGGCTACTGGAGTCTGCAGACCACGCCCAACGTGGCCGCCAATGAGCCGCTCACGGCCAACATCGACATCAGCTTCTCGGCTACGCCGACGCGGTACAGCACATGAGCGACATTGAGCAACTCAAGGCGCGCGCGCTGGCCGCGCGCCGCTTTAGCGTCGTGGTGGACGGCCGCACTTACGTGTTGCAGCTCCCAACTCAGCACGAGCTGGAGCTTGCTGCCGCCCGTAAAGCGGCCGGCGAGGCCGGTATGGTCGAGTTTTTCCGCGCTCAGCTCGAACGCGCGGTGGTGGGATGGTCCGACGTTACCGACGCGGTCTTCGTCGGCGGGCAAAGTCTGGACTATGCGCCGGTGCCCTACAGCCCGGAGCTTGTCCCTTGGCTGCTCGACGCCCAGCCGGCAGATGCCGAGCAGCTACGCGCGGCCCTGATCGAAAAGCTCGCCGAGCGGCGCGCTCGCGTGGAGGCCGCCGCAAAAAACTAGTGGAGCGCCTCACGTGGGAACGTTCCCGCGGCGAGGCGCAGAAGCTCGCCGCCATGGGCATGGGCGAGGCCGCCGCTGGCCCGCCCGACTGGCACCCCGATGCACTCGCCGCCGCCCACGCTTGGCACTGGCTGGGCGGCTGGCAACCGACCGCGCTGCCGCTGTACTGCAGCCTGCACGATGTCACCGATCTGGACCTGCTCACCGAGCTGTTGCTAGTCGTCCGAAAGCACACGTCCCATGGCGAACACTGACGCCCGCGTTGTCATCACCGCCGAAGATCGGGCCACCCGCGTCCTGAAAGGGATTCGCGGCTCTATCGACGGCGCGGTTGCCGCGTTCGGCCAGCTCGGTGCAGCAGGAGCGGCGCTTGGCGCTGGTGCGGCGCTTGCCGGCTTGCGCTCGCTAGTCAGCTCAATCGATGACCTGGACGAGGCCGCGCAAGGGCTAGGCATCACGGCGGTGCAGTTGTCCAACCTGCGGCAGGCCGCAGGCGAAGCGGGCATTGGTGCCGAGGCGTTTGGCACCGCTCTTACGCGGCTTAACGTCCGCATCGGCGAGGCGGCCACCGGCAACGAGGACGCGATCCGCCTTTTCAGGGCGCTGGGCGTTGCCGTCAAGGATGCCGGCGGCGAGATCCGCCCGGCCGATGCGGTGCTGCGTGATCTGGCCGCACGCTTTCAGGCGCTGGACGACGGCCCGGCCAAGGCGGCGCTGGCGGTCGATCTCTTTGGCCGCGCCGGTGCCAAGCTGGTGCCGCTGCTCAACCAGGGCGCCGATGGGCTGGAGCGCTTCAGCGGCTTGACCGATGAAACCGTCAAGCAGGCCGCCCGCCTGCAGGGCGAGCTCGACAAGCTGGCCAACTCGTGGGAGCGGCTCAAGTTCTCCATCGCCGAGCAGGCGGTGCCGGCCGTCAACACCGCCATCGATGTGTTCCGCCGGCTGGACTTTGCCAAGATTGCCGAGCAGCTGTTCCAGCCGTTGGGCATCGGCAAGGCCACGCAAGAGCTGCGCCGGCAGATCGTCGCCGCCAAGGCGGAAACGGAGCAGTACGCGCGCGCCGTGGCTGAAGGCGCCAAGGTCAGCGGCGCCGAGGCGGTGGCCCTGCAGGGCAGCTCGCGCGCCGTGCTCGAAAACGCCCGAGCCAAGGACGTTGCAACCAAAGCCACCGTTAAGCAGGTCGACGCGCAACGTCAATTGCTGACCGAGTATGAGAACAACGTCGCCATCCTGCGTGACGCGCAGCGCCTCCAGCGCGAAATCGACCAGGCCGTCGCTGAGCGCGAGCAGCGACTCGCCAACCTCACCGGCCGCAGCGCAGCCGAGCAGCAAGCGCGCGACCTGCAACTGATTGATGATGCGCTAATTGAGGGCACGATCAGCCTGCAAGAATATGATGCTGCGTACACCCGCATCTTCGGTCTCAACAGCGAGGTCAGTCAGGGTATCGAAAAGCAGAAAGACGGCCTTGAAGGGCTGGCCCTGACATTTGCCAGCAGCGTCGGCGCGTTCATCGAGCGTGGCGGCAGTGTGCGCAGCTTCTTCGAGGCGTTGCTGCAAGACCTCCTAAAGCTAACCACGCAGCTCCTGATCGTTAAGCCGTTGGCTGAGGCCTTGAAAGCTGCGTTCAGTGGTGGCGGCGGCGTCGGTGGCAGCATCAGCAGTTTGTTCGCCGGCTTCTTCGCCGACGGCGGCTTCATCCCGCCCGGCCGGTTCGGGGTGGTCGGCGAGCGCGGGCCTGAGCTGGCCTTCGGTGGCCGCAGCGGGCAGACCATCAGCCCGATGGGCGGCCCCACCATCAACATCAACCTGCCGCCCGGCAGCAACGTTACCCGGCAGACGGCCAACCAGATCGCCGGTGCCGTGTCGCGCCAGCTCGCTATAGCCAACCGCCGCAACGGGTAGCCGAATGAGCTTCATGGAACTCCCGCGCTTCCCCGAGCGCATCAGCGTGCAGGCCAGCGGTGGACCGGGGTACAGCACCGATATTGTCACCGTGCGCGCTGGGTTCGAGAGCCGCAACATCAACTGGTCTCAGTCCCGCGCGCGCTTTGATTTGTCGCATGCGCCCCGCACCGAGGCGCAGAAGGACGAGCTGCTCGCCTTTTTCCGCATGGCGCGCGGTGCAGCCTACGGATTCAGGTACAAAGACTGGGCGGATTTTCGCGCGACCCACAGCAACGGCGTAATGCGTGGTCTCGTCGGTACGGTGGAGCAGGGCACGGCCGGGCAGGGCTTCGGCGTTGCAACCTATCAACTGTTCAAGCGGTACGGCAGCGGCGCGTTCGCGGAAGACCGCCGCATTCGCAAGCCGGTGCCCAACACGGCGGCGGTCTTGCGCAACGGTGCCCCGGTCACGTTTGGCACGCTCGCCGGGCAGGCGACACTAGACAACACCACCGGCGTGCTCACGTTTGTCGCTGACCAGACACGCACCGTCAGCAGCCACATCGTCGGCGCTACACACCAGCTCACACTAGCCAGCGCGTTTTCGCCCAATTTGGTCTTGGGCGGCCGCGTCTGGGTGACCGGCGTTACCGGCACCGCGGCCGCCGTGCTCAACAATCGCAGCCACTCGGTCACTGGCGTAAGCGGCGCCGTCGTTATTTTGGGCACTGCCACTAGCGGTCTTACGGCCACTGGCGGCGAAGCCAGATTTTTCCCACAGCCGACCGAGACGCTGACGTGGTCTGGCGAGTTTGACGTGCCGGTTCGCTTTGAGTCCGACGAGGCTCGCATCCAGATTATCGACCGCACGCAATCCGAGCTGCTGTACGCGTGGCAGACGCAGCTCGTCGAGGTGCGAGTATGAAGACCCTGTCCACTGGTCTGCAAGAACATCTCGCGCAAGAGGTCACCACCCTGCGCACGCTGGTGAGAGTCACGCGCCGCGATGCGCAGGTGTTCGGCTTTACGGATTCTGACGACGATATCGAGTATCAGTCGGTCCTATACCGCGCGCGCAGCGGCGCCAGCGGATCTGCCGTCGTATCGGGCGCCGACCTGTCAACCGATAATCTTGAGGTGCTGGGCCTGCTGTCTGGCAGCGACATCACCGAGGCGGACTTAGAGGCTGGCGTGTGGGACGCCGCGCAGGTGATTGTGTCGCAGGTCAACGTGGCGAACTTGTCGCAAGGCGAACTAATGCTGCGCGTCGGACAGTTTGGTGAGGTCGAGCGCGCCAACGGCACTTGGCGAGTCGAGGTTCGCGGCCTTACAAACACGCTGCAGCGGACCATCACTCGCACGTACCTTCCGACCTGCGATGCAGACCTGGGTGATGCGCGCTGCGGCGTCAACCTGACCTCGCGCACTCAGAGCAACACCGTCGCAACTGTGCTTAGCGCGCGGCAGTTTGTTAGCCCAACCCTGCCTGGCGCTGCCGGTGTGTACGCTGGCGGCCGCCTGACCTGGACCAGCGGCGGCAACGCGGGCCGTCAAATGGAGGTGCTCAACAACGACGGGGCGGGCGGTGTTCAGCTCGTTCTGGACATGCCGGTACTCATTGCCGTGGCTGACCAGTTCACGGTCGTTGAGGGTTGCAACAAGACGACTAATCACTGCGCCAACAAGTTTGGCAATGTCGTCAATTTCCGTGGATTCCCACACGTGCCCGGCGTCGACAAGACGTTGCGCTACGGGGGCAGTTGATGAGCGTGACCTCGCAACAGGTTGTGGCTGCCGCTCGCGGCTGGCTGGGCACGCGCTGGCAGCATCAGGCCAGCGTCAAAGGCGTGGCGTGCGACTGCGTGGGCCTAGTGGCCGGTGTGGCGCGCGAGCTGGGACTGCTGCACGCCGACCTGCCGCCCTACGAGCGCACTGCCGACGGGGCCACGCTCACCCGGCTGTGCGCGCAGCACATGCGACGCGTGCCGCTGCCCAGCCTGCAGCCGGGCCACGTAGCCATGCTGCGCTTCGAGGCCTACCCCACGCATCTCGCAGTAGTGGGTGACTACGCCCACGGCGGCCTGTCCCTCATTCACGCCAGCGCGCCCGCGCGTCGCGTTATCGAGCACCGGCTCGACGACCTGTGGTGGTTTCGACTGGTCAATGGGTTCGAGCTGCCGGGCGTGGAGTACGTATGAGCGACGCCGCGGCTCGAAGTGGGCTCACGCTGATCGGTCAGTCTGCCGGGGCGGCTATCGGCGGACCAATCGGCGCCGCCGTCGGCGGCGCTATCGGTAACGCGGTAGGCTGGTGGTTATTCCCCGAGCAGATCACCGCCGAGGGGCCGCGCCTGTCCGAGCTGACGGTGCAGGCGAGCACCTACGGCGTGACCATCCCGGTCGTGTACGGCCAATGGAGATTGACCGGAAATATCATCTGGGCGGCGGACATCCGAGAGACGCGCCAAGAGCGTGATGCAGGCGGCAAGGGCGGCCCGCAGCAGACGCAGGTCTCTTACACCTACGATGCGAGTTTCGCCGTGGGCCTATGCGAGGGTCCAATCGCGGGCGTGCTGCGCATCTGGGCCGACTCGCGCTTGGTATATGACGTGAGCGCCACCGCAGACGCCGAGGCGGTGGCCGCCAGTATCAACGTGGGCGACGTGATCACCGTCTACACCGGCACGCAAACGCAAATGCCGGACCCAACCATTGAGGCCGCGCTCGGCGTAGGCAACGTGCCCGCCTATCGCGGCCTGGCCTACGTCGTATTCCGCGATTTTGCCCTCGGTGACTACGGCAACCGGATACCCAATCTGTCTTTCGAGGTCATCGAGAACGGCGACCTGGAGCCCGGCTTTAGGGTGCTGGACGTGGCCGCGCCCACCGAGCCGCTGTACCGACTTAACGCCGCGCCACTCCGACAAGACCCGATCATCAGCACCTTTGGCGGCGGCATCATCCGCGTGCTGAGCTCGAGAAATATGGGGCAGACCCGGCTGTACGAGGTGACCGGCGCTTACATCGGCGCCACCTCAGCTTCCTACGGCGAGTCCAACCTGCCGCCGTTTGGCGTCCTCAATGACCCGCCGAACGGGTTTTATTGGGGTGGCTGGCAGCTCGGCGAGTCCGGTTACACGATCTTCAACCACTTCTCGCAGGACTCGCCCGAGCGCTTTCTGCGCATTGACAACGTCAGCGAGTCAATCCAGAGCCTCGAAACAGGTACGCCGATTCAAGGCCTGGAGTTGGCCGGTCTTGTCGCATGCGTTGACTGTCTGCACTACGTGGTTCTCACTACGTCAAATGTCCCGACGGTGACCAACTGGTATCTGTTCCGGTGGAACGGCGTGGGGCCGGAGCTGGTGCGCAGCGGTACGGTCGAGGCCGTGAATGGCGAGGATTGGCTGACGTTCGGCGTCTCTCCGGTCAATCAATTCAGCGGCCACCGGGGAGCCTCCATGCTGGAGTCCGACCTCACGCACCTGTGGGTCTATCTCGGAGACGGTGATCTCGCGGTCTACAAGCTGGACCGCGACAACGTGATGCGCCGCGTGTTGCTGTTCGATGGCTCGACCGCCCGTCGGCCGCGCTTGGAGTTTGTTACCGCCGGCGTAGGGCTCAACGCCGACCGCGGGCTGTGCTGCGTGCTCGGCACGACCGAACTTGACGTCACCCGCATCTACATGTACAGCCGCCTGACCGGCGGCAGCACCGGAACGCGCACGGTCTCGCAGGTGATTAATGGCCTGTGTCAGCGTGCGGGGCTGACGGTCGGCCAACTCTCCTCGTCCACGTTAACTGACCCGGTCATCGGGTATGGCGTCAGTCAGCCGCAGACTGCGCGCTCGGCTATTGAAGCGCTTAGCCGCGTGTACCCGTTCACCGGCGTCGAGAGCGGCACGCAGTTGAGGTTTGCCGGCCGCAACAGCGCCGCGGTGGCGACCATCAACGCGGACGATCTGGGCGCCACGGCCGGCGATGATGCTGTCGATCTCGTAGTCTCCACGCGCGCGCAGGAAACCGACCTGCCGGCCCGTATGACACTACGCTACCCGGCCGTTGATGCAGACTATCAAGTCGGCGCGCAAAGCGCGCGCCGCATGATCACCGGCAGCGAGCAGGTGCTCGAGTTGGATATCCCGGTCGCCCTGACAGACCAGCGCGCGGCAGAGGCGGCGCAAGTGTTGCTGTCTGAGGCGTGGGTCGCCCGCAACCAGCGTCAATTTGCGACCACGCGCAAGTGGGCCGCGCTGGAGCCGGGCGACGTGGTCAACCTGGCGCTGCCGCAGACCACTTACACCGTGCGCATTGTGCGCAAGAGCGAGGCTGGCGGACTGGTGCAGTGGGAGGCAGTTGACCATTCCAGCGCGGCGTACACAACGAGCGTAGTAGCGGGGCAGACTCCGCCCGGCGTGCCCGTAGGCCTGCCAGCCGTTACGCAGTGCGAGATCATGGATCTGCCGCCTCTGCGCGACAATGATGACGACGGTGGCGTGTACGCAGCGGTCGTCCCAATCAGTGGCCGCCGCTGGAACGGCGCGCTCATTGAGCGGCGGCCCATCAACGTCGCTACCTGGCAAGCAGTAGAGACCGTCTATTCGGGCGGTACACTCGGCTGCATGGTCACGGCGCTGCCGCCGTTCTCGGGCGGCAACAGGTGGGACCAGTCCAGCGAGGCGCAGGTCGAGATGCTATCCGGCGCGCTGTCCAGCGTAACAGAGCTGGCTGTGCTCAACGGCGCTAACGCCGCGCTGATCGGCGACGAGATTGTTCAGTTCCGCGAGGCAACGCTGCTCAGCGGCACGACCTACCGGCTACGCGGTTTTCTGCGTCAACGCCGCGCAACCACCGCAGAGGCGGCAACGCACACGGCCAACGAGCGATTTGTCCTGCTCGATGCTGCCAGCCTGCGGCGGATCAACGTGTCTCTGGGAGAGGTGGGCTACACGTTCGTCTACACGGCCGTCACGCTGGGGGGGCGGCGTGACCTAATGTACCGGCAGACCGTTAAACACACCGGCCGGGCGATCAGGCCCCTGAGCCCAGTGTTGCTTAACGCAGTGCGAGGCGCGGACGACAGGCTGCGTTTTACGTGGACCCGCCGCGCACGGATTAATGCGGGCTGGAACGATTTTGCCGACGTGCCGCTCGATGAGCCAGATGAGCTCTATGACGTTGAGCTCGTTACTAACGACGTTCTCGCTCTCCGATTGCTGTATCTGCCCGACTGGGATCGCCGCGAGGTGGAGTGGACATTAGGCCAGCAGATCGCCGCGACTAACCGGCCGGTGCAGCAGGTGGTGCTGCGTGTGTGGCAGAAGAGCAATCGCGTCGGCCGGGGTGAGCTGGCCGAGGCGGTGGTCAGTGCGCCACTGATGCCGTTTATCCGCGACTGGAACGACAACCTGGTCACCGCACAGACGGTCTTTGGACCCAGTGCCACGCACAGCGTTGTGTCCGGTGTTTTCCAGCTCACCGCACTCGGCAATGGTTGGAGCCGCCTGGATCAGCCGTACTCGGTGTCGGACTTCCAGCTCGAACTGGACGTTATCACCAGCGGGTCCGGGTTTGCGGGGGTCGTGTACCGCACGACGGGTTGGTCCGGCAGTGGCGGCATGTACGCTTACCTGGTGACCATTTTCAGCGCGGCCGGAGGGATCAACGTCACGCTCTACCGGGGCACCAACTCGGCCGCAGGGGGCGCCGATACGACGGTGTCTCAGGTGTTCGTGCCGGGTCCGTCAACGGGCACATTTCGGCTCGCGGTCGCGGTCACCGGCAACACGCACCAGGTCAGCGTCAACGGCCTGCTGCGCATCAACGCCGTCGACAGCATTTTCCCGTCTGCAGGTCAATTCGGTCTTTATGCATTTGCCGCCACCATGCAATTCGACAATCTTCGCATCAACTACTAAGGACACCCATGGCCGACAGCAGCGGATTCAGCTCGCCCGACTTCATCGCCGAAAATCAGGCGCAAAAAGAGGTCACGGCCAACGGCTTTTTCGACGCGGGCAGCCCGGCGATTTTGTTCGGCCGCCGCGTATCGACCTCCGGATTGCTAACCTGGGGATTCTATGGCGGCGAGTTGCTCGTCGACGGCGTGCTCACGGCGATCAACAACGGTTCCGTCTCGCTCACCGTTAGCGCCACCAATTTCATCGAGGCGACGCGCGCAGGCGCGGTCAGTGCTAACACCACTGGATTCACCGCCGGCCGCATCCCGTTGTATGAGGTGGTGACCAACGCAACAACCACCACGTCCTGGACCGACCGCCGCGCATGGGTCCAGCCTGCACACGTTGCCGGCCTGCTCGCGCGCGCGATGGCGACCGACGCCAACATCACCCTGACTGCCGCCGAGGCGCGCAACCAGATCCTGCGCATTACCTCCAGCGTCAGCCTAACTGCCACTCGCAACGTGGTCGTGCCGCTTGCGCCGCAAATCTGGGTCGTGGACAACAGCACAACCGGCGGTCAGTCCCTGCAGTTCATCGGCGCAACCGGCACTGGCGTGACTGTAGCCAATGCGCGTCGCGCGGTGATATTTGCGGACGGAACGAACATTGTGCGCGCCAGTCCGGATCAGGCGTAAATTCCCGCTTGCGCATCCTATCCACGAAAGGTCCATCATGATGACTCGACTCCGGCGCTGGCTTGCGTCAAACCTGATCCGGCTTGCATATCGCGTGCGGCCAGCTCCAGACACAGTGTCCTCCGCGACGCGCGGTCTCGGCGGCCCCGGTGCTGCAGATGCTGCCGCCCCGCGCAAGTTGACCGCGCAATCGACGCGCGGTCTCGGCGGCCCCGGTGCTGCGGACGATTGACGCGCGCATAGCGCTGTGCGTCGCAGTCGCTGTATTGACTGCCGCAGACCTGCCTCACGTCGTCGCGGCGCAGTGGCCGGACGCTGAGGCATGGCGCATCGCGCGGCGCGCAAAATACGTAGCGGACGGAGCGGCGCACGCGCTGCTGCTCGCCGTAGTGCTGTACCTGTCTCAACAGGTCATGCGCGGCCGGGCGCTGATCGTCTGCGCCGTCGCGGTGCTGTACGGCGCGGCGCATGGCGTCATGCAAGCCGCCTGTGGATACGCGGCATACTTCATGGACCGACCCGCGGTGCGCGCCGCCGGCGGCCTGTGCGAGCGCGCTAACGGATGGGAGTTGATCGTCATGTGTGTCGTCGTCCCGATCGCAATCGCGCTTGTCTGGAGGCGCCGACATGGCCGCCGCTGAATCAACCGCCTGGCCGGTGGCGGCGGCCGCGTCACTCGCCGCCTCGACAATGGGGCAACACTGGTTGCTCCTTGGCGTGCCGCCCGCAGTGTGGTTTGCCTGCGTCGCTGGCGCGATATGGGGCGCGACGTGGTTCGAGGCGCACCGGCCGGTTGCGCGGCCGATTGCAATCATCGCCAACTTTGGGGCGGGCCTAGTGCTATCGACCGGCCTCGACGAGTACGCCAACCTGGGCACTTGGGCGCACGCAACGGCTGGATTCGTCGCCGCGGCGTGGCCGGTGATGATTGCGCAGGCCGTGCGCGACTCGATCATCGGGGCAATCCACAAGATCGTCGGCCGCGAAGGCGGGAAACAATGATCACCGCTCAGTACGTCTTGTGCTTTGCCTTGCTCTGGTGGTCCGTCGTGCGCAGCGGGCGCATGGGACCGCGAACGCCGCTTATCGACAAGTGCGCCTTGGCCGCTTTAGGCGGGGCTGCGGCTGCGTACATCGTCGAGCTGCACCAGTATGGCAGCCCGCACATCGGCGCCCCGCTGCTGCTGCTCGGCGCAGCGATGTGGGTGCTGCCGCCGACCGTGCGCTGCTGGCTGTGCAGCATCAAGTCGTTTCGGCACGTACTCAGGCAGGCCAACGTGGAGTCGCGCAATGATCGATGACGACCCTCCCTGGCTAGAGATCGCCCGCACTTACGTCGGCGTGCGCGAGATCCCGGGTCCGCAGCACAACCCGGTTATCGCCCGCTGGCTGCACGGCTTGAAGGCGTGGTGGCAGGACGACGAGACGCCGTGGTGCGGCACGTTCGTAGCCGCCTGCCTGCAGCAAGCCGGCCAGCCAGTGGCTCGGAACTGGATGCGCGCCCGCGCGTGGCTTGAGTGGGGCCTGCCGATCAACGTTGGCGCTCTGGGTGCGGTGGCGGTCGTCAGCCGAGGCGACAACCCGCAGCAGGGGCACGTCGGATTCGTCGTCGGATGGTCTGCGGAGGGGCGGCTGCTGCTGTTGGGCGGCAACCAGTCAGACGAAGTTAACGTCCGCGGGTTCGCCCCGGACCGGCTGCTCGGCTACCGCTGGCCGCTCGGCTACCCGGCGCCGACCGCGCCCGCGCCGCACCTGACGCGCGTGGCGCAGATGTCCGCCAGCGAAGCGTAGCCCGGCAATGCCCCGCCGCCGCATCAGGCGGCCTGCTGGCGCGCTTTGAGCGCGTGGGTGGGGTGTTGCCCCACCCGCAGCAGGAACAGCTCCCAGGCGGCCGCGTCGAGGTTGCGCGTGCCGGCTTCCGCGTCCTGCCATGCGCGCAGGGAGCGGTGGCACAGCGCGCCGGCCTGAGTCTGAGTCAGGCCAGCGGCTTCGCGGGCGGCGCGGATGGCGGCCGGGGTGGCGTCAGCCGCCGGCCGGCGGCTGCGGTTGGGGTGGTTGCTCACGAAGTTAGCTGTGAAAGCCGTGGCGCGGGCTTGCTATTTAACGATCAAATTCACATCGGCGTTTGTGAGATCTTGCCAGCGGATATAGACCGTTGCGCCGCCGTCGCCTTGGTAGCACAGTCCTTCCAGATCGTCTTGAAGATTCCGGAACTCGTCGCTTGTTAGCTTTTGGCGGGTAGCTGGTGATTCGCGGCGTGCGAACTCACGAAGTGCTTGCTTGCGCGTGGCAGCGCCGGTTGTCGGTACGTTGTAGTAAGCCATTTTTTGCTCCAGCCCCTGCTCCCGAGGCGCGGTGGACGCGTCGCATCCATGAACCGAATACTACACGCTTTGCGTGGCCTGTCAAGCGGAGATGCCCGTTATCGCTGGCGCACGCGCCAGTCAATCTGCTGCACGGCAGCCTCAATCTCAGGCAGATCGCTCGCGGGGATCATCCGCGTCAAGATCGTTTCGCCGTCTGCCCCAACTTCGCGCGCGGCGCTGCTGAACGGGACGGCAAGCACGCCCTTGTGCAGAGTTTCGCCACGCTCGACGATCAGCTGAACCTGTGTGTATTCGCGGCCGGTGCGGTCCGTCTTCGTGACGCCGGTTTTTTCTAGTCTCATTCTGTGCTCCAGCCCCTGATCCCGAGGCGCGGTGGACGCGGCGCGTCCATGAACCGAATACTACACGCTTTGCGTGGCCTGTCAAGCGGAGATTTAGCCATGACGAAAAAACAACACGTCTACCGTTACCGTAGCGCCATCACCGGCCGCTGGGTCACCCCGGACTACGCCCGCCGCTACCCGCGCCGCACCGTCCGTGAGCGTGTGCGATGACGCTCGGCATTCAGCTGGCCGCCGCCGCGGCCGCGCTGGCCGTTGCGTTTGGGGCCGGCTGGCAGATCAACGGCTGGCGCCTTGAGGCTGGGGAGCAAGATCGCCTCGAGAAGGCCATGCAAGCGCGCGAGGCGGGCTTGGAGCGCGTTGCCGGCGTGTCTGCTGCCTACCAGCAAGTGGCGGCTGAACTGCGCCGACTGGACGCTGTAAATCGCGTGGAGACAATCCGTGAAACGAATCGCGTGGAGTATCGCTGTCCTGTGCCTGAGTCTGCTCAACGGCTGCTCGACGACGCCGTTAACGCCGCAAACAGTGCGGCCACAGGCCGACCTGCTGCAACCGTGCCCGCTGATCGCCAGCCGCCCCCTAGCTGACCTGGGCGAGCTGCTGTTGTGGACGCGCGATCTGGTCGCGCAGTACGGCGAGTGCGCCGCCCGCCAGCGCGCGTTAGCCGATGCGGTCAGATAGCTGGGGTTGCTGCCTAAATTAAGTTAGGCATCCTTCGGCGAGAAGACGCACTTCCACTCCACAACATCGTGATCCACCCACCACGCCTCTCCGAATGCGTTGTGGTGGTCTGGCAGCTTGTGGCAGTCGTCGCCCTGTACTTGCAGCACCACGCTTCGGCCCGTCTTGCAGGCCCAGGCCATCGCTGCTTGTAGCGTCGTGAAACCGCGCACCGGGGCAATGATCCGACCGCTTGCGCGGTAGCGCTGCGCCTTCTTCGGCGTGGTGGCGTGATACAGCAGCATCTCGCGCTTCGTAAGCGTTTCACTCATTTTCGACCTCCAAGCAAATCTCCCTAAGTTTGTCTCCTTTCTGCTTACGTGCGGCGGCCCATGCGGCGCCCCATGCGGCGTCCTCTGCGGCCCCTTCGGCGGCCC